CCGGGGGCGTCGGGGACGCCGCCCCCTACTCCCGTTTCCTCGCCCGCGTTTCCTCGCGGAGTCAATAGGTTTACGCAAAAAAGATGAAATTTAATTTTGTTGCATAGCGGAAAGGCATTCTTTGAAAGCCATGTCGGCGGTTTTGTAGCCTAGGATTTTGCGGGGGAAGCTGTTCATCCATGATTCTACTTGTCGGACGGTGTAGGATGTCACTTTGGCAAAGTTCGTCCCTTTCGGAAACTGGCGGCGAATCATGCGGTTAAGGTTTTCATTCGATCCGCGCTCCCAACTACTGTACGGATGGCAATAGTAAATCTGCGTGCGGTTGCCCTTGCAGATGATAGATTTCAGCATCCCCTCAAGGTCGGAAAATTCAACGCCGTTGTCTACGGTGATAGATTTAAAGATTTCGCGGAAAGCCGCACCGAAGCGCCGTTCAAGCCGATTCAAGGCCCGGACGGTGCTTTTTGCTGTCCTGTCCTGCATCAAGATTATAATTTCCTTGCGTGTCTTGCGCTCGGTCAGTACAAGCAGGCAGCGGCGCGTGCTGTTCTTGGATGAATAGACAGTGTCCATTTCCCAGTGTCCGAACTCGTCACGGGTGTCGATACTTTCGGGGCGGTTGTCGATGATCTCGCCAACAGGCGGGCGGGATGCCTTGCGTACCTTGTGATGCTTTTTGCCACGGCGGGCCTTTTCGGGCAAATCCTCATTTGTCAGGTTCAGAAACACGCCTTTTTCAATGTAGCTGTAAATCGTTTCGGCGCATACAGATGTTTTAAACGTGCGTCCTTCCAGCGCGGCGCAGGCCAGCGCGGCAGCGGGCGAACATTTCTTCGTTAAAATCGTATTTTCGATGTAAGCGGCAAGTTCGTGGTCTTTGCCGATTTTCAGTTCTGCACCCTTGGCGCGCAGATTGTCTTGATAGTGCTTTTCGGCAATGTCAGGGCTGTACGCGGTCTTGTATTCATATGTCCTATAGTCCAAGCGCTGATACTCGCCTTTTTTTACTTCACGATAGATGGTGCTGATATGCACGCGCAGTTTGTCCGCAATCTGGCGGTAGGTGTAGCCATCGTTCAGCCATTTTTCAATCCGCATACGGTCAGTAAAAGTCAGATGCTTATATGCACGCGCCATAGTTCAGACCTCCCATGTATGCCCGCCGGGCAGTAGATCAGTAGTTTTCGGCCCCTTGTGCGAGGGCAAGCAAAAATTCAAGCTGGCGGGCTGACATTGCAGGACGGCCACAAAAGCCGCGTGCGCATTCATGTGCGCAGGCATCCGCCAGCCATTCGGCTACAGTGTACCCATCAAGAAATATAGGATTTTTCATAGCACAGGCCCTCCCATGGCCTTGATTTTCCCCGCCAAATTGATTATAATAAAAAATAAGCAAGGGGCGGTTGTAGTCTCTTAGCGGTTAAAGGTTAGATGGTTACTTTTGAAGGGGTCTCCATCTGGCCTTTTTGTTTTTTAACTGCATCCATGCGATGTAAAGGTTGAAGTATTGCTGTTTTGATTTCGGGCTTAACTTTTCAAACTCTTTACTTTTCATTTGGCGGTTCCTTTCTGTTTGTACCGCCCCTTGCTATGGTTTAATTATATCATGCGCATAACATAATTGCAATAGTCATGTTGCACAAAGATAATGCGCATTATCTGTTCATGTTTTGTATTGCGCATTACAGTCAAATATGGTAAACTACCCTCAAAGGAGTGATTGCCATGCCCGGAAAATATAATGATTATCGAAACCAGTTCCAGCGTGAAAACTATGATCGCCTTAATGTTCCAGTTGCCAAGGGGACAGTCGCAGCATTGAAAGAGTATGCAAAGCAAAAAGGTTATGACGGATATAGCGATTATATCCGCGCACTGATTCTTGCAGACAGCGGCATTGATACAACACGAAAAAAAGAACAATAAACAGAACACGGCAGACCGCCCGGAGGGGCTGTCTGCCGTGTTTTGTTTTAGTCGGCGTCTACATCATCGGGGATACCGTCACCGTCACTGTCGGGCACTTCCGGCAAGCCTGCAATGCTTGTCAGCAGGGACAGCAAGCCCGCAAGGGCGGACGCGCTGACAACGATGCGCCAGTCAACGGCCCCAAGTACGGCGGCGCTGCCGATGGTTGCAATGGCCGTCTGGGCAACGGTCTTGATCGCGCGAACGGCAGCAGCTTTTGCAAGAGCGCGCAAATACTTCTTTTTCATGTGTTCACCTCCGTTTCTCCGCTATGCACGGGGAGACTTTCGCACGTTTCGACAATGTGCTTGATGGACGGGTCGCCATCTCCCAAAGCAACATAGGGGTCATAATAATTGCGTAGGGTTTCCAGCCCGTAAGGCGGGATGTAGCCCTTACTTATGTAGTGTAGGCCCAAATCCATGACTTGGCCGCGCAGAAGGGCTTTTACAGCGATTTTGACGTTCTTATCCTCTGCCTTGGCTTCTTTCCTGCGGCCTGCCAGATAGCCCGCCAGAGCGCCCGCGCAGGCCGTCACAAGCGACGACAGCAGACCGGGCAGCATCTGTGCAATAATCTGTTCCATCGGTCAACCCTCCGCCCACATGCTGGAATAGCCGACAGACAGGCCGTGTGCTTTCTGCTGCAAGACGCTGGCCGCAGCGGTGGTCATGGGCGGGAATGTGACGGTGTAGGCCGTCGGGACGTGGCCAGCGGCAGCAAGGATGGTGTCGAAGTCCCCCTTGCTCATGGGGCCAACGGTGGGGCACTGCAACGGCGTGGCGCTCTCCGCGGGCTTCGTGTCGGTGCTGGGCTTCGGGTAGCCGTTCAGGCCCTTGGCGTGCATAATAGCAGGATAGTCCACATAGGACACATCACAGTCCAGCTTTGCGCCGAAACCCTTGATGCCAAGCGCGTTTGTGCTGGAATACTGCCACAGGCCGTTTTTGACGGCAGCGGTGTCCGTAGCCGTGTAGGCCGCTTCCCACTTGTCAAAGCCACTCAACGCAGACAGGTTCGTGTAGTTGAGGAAAAAGTCGCGGCTACAATAGACGGCTGCATAATACCCAGCCTGTTCCAACACACCCAGCGCAGATTTGATGATGGTCGTGTTGGTCGCCTTGCCGCACGCTTTATTGAACGGTTCATATTCCACATCGTAATAGATGGGATAGTCGAACTTGTGCCCGGAAATGGCCTTGACGACCTGCTCTGCCGTGGTTGCCGCCGCGTCGGCGCTCTGATCGTAACAATAGAAGTAAATGCCCATGGGCACGCCGTACTGTTCGCAGCCCTTGATATTGCGCAGCAGTTGGCCGTCCGTGTACAGACCGCCTTTGCCGTGGCGGGCGGAATAGCCCGCGCGCAGGATGGCGAAGCCGGGACTTGTGCCGCCGTTCACACGGCGCAGTTCTGCCGCCACGGTTGCCCAGTCGATTGCGCCTTGATGGTGGGAAACGTCGATTCCGTAGATTTTAGACATCGGTTTGTTCCTTTCTGACCGGGCGGATGCCCAGCGCGTAGTTAAATTCGAGTTCTGCCAGCGCGGCCCGCTGGTCGGCGGTGTCCACCCCTGCCGCTTCGGCAGCGGTAAGCGCTTCGTCGGCCAGATCAAGCGCGGCGCGGGCAAGGTTCGCCGGAATCAAGGGCGCGGGCCGCAAATCTGCGTTGCCTGCAACTCTGTAAGATTCCCGTTGTCTACCTGTTCCCACACCTGTGCAGCAGTGGCGCGGCCCAGCTTGTACATCATCTTCCAGAATGCCATAGGTTACACCCCCATCATAACAGCCAGCGTGTCATAGATTGCGTTGATCTGTTCCTGCACAGTGGGCAGGGGTTCATCCTCTGCCCACGCAGCGGCATACGTCCACCAATCATCAAATTTTGCATTGATGGTATCGGTGGTTTCGCCGGAACGGTCTGCGCCCAGCTTGCCGACAGCAGTTTCACACTGCCACGGTTCGGCATCGGGCGTTTCGGTGGTGGTATCGGATTTCACCTGTTTCGCATTTCTGCGCAGATACAGCCGCACCGTACCATCGGGCATCGGTTCCAGCGTGACGGCAGCGGGTTTGTGGTCGAGGGATTCCGTAATAATCATACGGCAAGGCTCCTTTCTTTGATCGCGGCGGCACGCACCGCCCATTTTGCAGATTTGAATAGTTTTTGCTGGTTCAACGCTTCGGCAGCAGCGCGGGATTTTGTGCCCTTGAAATATCCATTGTAGCTTATCAGGCGGTAGGAACGGTAAAGCGGAATGAAGTGGCCGCGCTGTAAGTCTGTCCCTGCGCGCATATACTGCCGCCGTGCTCGCTTAAAAATACCCGGGCGAACGGTAGTATAGGTGCGGTGCATGACATACCCTGCCATATCCAGACCGGGGCAACCTTTGGCCGCGCCTTTCAGGTGTCGGCGGCGGTGTTCCTCTGCCGGGGATAGGAAGTCAACGCGCACCCAACTGTCCTTGATTGTCAGGTGCAGCGTGTCTTTGACCCATTTTGTAATCTTACGGGCCGCGCTCTGGATGTCAGCCCATCGTCGGCCCATCAACACAAGATCGTCCATATAACTGCCACTGCGCACCACAAGCGGAACGGACACACCACGCCGCGTTTTGACATATCCGAGAATGCGGACAAGAATATAACTTGCGACAAGATTGAACATCCATGCTTCCAGATAGCCGCCGATCAGCAAGCCGCCGTTCGGTGACATTGCCAGCAGACAGCGCACAACGGCCAGCAGCCAAGCGGCGCGCGGAATTTCATATTGCAGAATCGCAAGCACAAGTTCCTGTTTCGTATGCTCGTATGCGCCTTTGACATCCAGTTTTAAGGCGTGCTGGATGCCCAGACTTTTACGGCGCAGCCATCGTTCAACTTGCCGCTTTAGTGCCGTCTGGCCTTTCTTCGGGATGCTGGCGAACTGATACGGCAACAGTCTTGCACGCAGCAGTGGCCGCAGGCCAAGATAGGCCAGATGCCCGAAACATTGATGCAGTGGGCAGCAGTCGGACAACTGCCGCAGTTTCATGCTGATACCATCAATGCGCGGGAAAGTATGCACCGGGTCAAGGTCAAGATCGTTTGCACTGCCGTCCAGCAGATCATCAATGCGCTGTTCCATTTCAAGGGCAGCGCCGTGAACTACTTCAAGGCGTGGCCCCATATCCGCCACGCGGGCGGCGGTCTGTAATTCTGCACGGGTAACACCTCCGTACTTTTCCGCCATAGCCAGATAATTACGGCGGAACCATTTATCGTTAAAGGCTTCTAAGGCCGCTTGCTCACACAGTTCATGTGTAAGCGGCATATATCTGTTCTTTTTCAAGCCCTCAAAGCCTTTCTTTCTTGCTGATGTTCAACGACGTTCGGTTGCAACGGCCCTTACAGCAGGGCCGCAGTATCTACTACTAGCCGCCACGCAGGCCCACGGCCTGCGGCCATACACACCACCCCGCGCGTATCTCTCGCATCGGCGCAGCTATATGGTGTCGGTATCACATGATCTTAGCGGTCAAAGCCGCAGGCGTGGTACAACGCTTTTGCCCGCATTGTGCGGACTTTATTTTCATCAGCATGGCGGGGCGAACCGTTCCAATTCGAGTTCGCGGGCGAATTGTTGCCATTCGCGCACGGGATGCCACACGCGCCATTGTCGTTAAGATTGCCAGAACGCCAAGGCGCGTACAGGCCCACACTACCGGGGGAATTGAAAGCCGCCGAACGCCGCTGTACCACTCCATAAGGAATATTTGCTTACAGGATTATGTAGGGGCCTGCTGCCCCTCTGGGTGGCGCTTACGCGCTCACCCATTCACCCCGCTTTTTACCGCTTCCTGCAAGGCGGGGCGAACCGTACCAATACGAGGCCGCGGGCGAATTGCGGCCATACGCGCACGGGATGCCACACGCGCCATCGCCGCGAAGAAGGCCAGAACGCCAAGGCGCGTACAGGCCCACACCACCGGGGGAACCGAAAGCCGCCCGCACATAGGTGGAATCACTGCCGCCAAATTTCACAGGGTTCATGGATTCAGCGGCAAGTTTGTTCAGTGCGCGGATATAGTTCCAACTCCATTTGTTGGCGTTGGGCAGATCGAACGAACTGGTCTTTTCATAGTTCGCCGTGATGCTGCCCGCCTGTTTCTCGGAATCGCGGCAGGAATAGACATCATAGTGCCAGTGATCGTCAACAAGACTTGCCTGCCACAGCGGGTCGAGTTGTTCGGTATAGTTGCCGATCTGCATTTCAACGCCTGCCACGCGGTAGGGGTATTTACCATTCGTCAGGTTGCCCATGCAGCCATCACTATGACCGGGCAGACATTCCGTCGTGCCGGACGGCCAAGGCATGGTAGACAGCAGCATGGTAGTGGTCGGGGAAATGGCATCCGTCAAATCCAGATTCACAATGCCGTATTCCACGCCGCCGATAACTTCGGATGTGACGCTGACGACCTTTGCCCAGTTGAAAATATTGTGGTTGTAGGACTGGTTTCTATCGGTGGTGGGGCTGGTTTCGCCGCTGCGCTCACCCAGACACACGCCGGAACCGGGCAGGATGTTTGCGGCCTGCGCCGTAGTCAGCACAACGCGCTTGACGTTCGCTTCGGCCACGGCTGGCGTATACTGGTAATTGTAGGACGTGCAGCCCTCCAACTTGCCGCTGTTGCTCTTTGTCCAGTGGCGCAGCCGCCATGCGGACAAGGCAAACTGCTGATCGCAGTCGTTCCACAGTCCTTCATACTCGGTAGTCTTACGAGCAACGGGGATGCCAGCGTTGGCACTGACCCACACCATGGGCGCTTTACCGACACCGCTTGTCATGCCGCCTTTCGAGTTCAGACCGCCGCAGTAGGCGGGGTGCCATGTCATAACGCGCATCGTGCCATCGGGGGCAACGTCGCCCGCCATCGGCACATAGCCGTTGCCGGGATAGGTGCGCCAACTGTTATACATATAGCTGGCATCTTCCCATTCTTTCAGGCACAGCGCCAAAGAGAAGCAGTAGACGGGGGCGGTTTCGCCCGTGATGTCAAACTCGCGTTCACCTTCCAGCGCAAGGATGTTCATAGTGCCATCGGCAAGGCTCAAAGCATTACCGCGAATGTACCACGTCATCAAATCTTCTTCGGCCCAGTCGGTTACATCGGTGGTGGTATCGGTCACAAGCGGTGCAGCGGAACGGCCATCCGCCAGATCGTCCAGCGGCGTACCCGTGTAGTCAGAAGATACCGTGTCCAGATAGAAGCGCAGCGTGTAGGCCAGTTTGTACCCGGCTTTTGCCATCATGGCAAAGAAGCGGCACAGGCGGTCATACTTCGATGCACCGCCGGTGGCGCTCAACGGCCACCAAAGCCAAAACACTTTTGTAGTGTTCGTGCCGTCCAGCAGTGCGCCAAAACTCGCATCAATGAATTCGGCGCTTGCGTTGCCTGCCGCAATCGCGGCCAGCAATTCCGTCTGCTGCGACATGAGATCACGCATTTCTTTGCCTGTGTCATCGGTAAAAGGAAAACATACAGGGGTCATGTTTTATACCTCGCTTTCATCGTTTACGAAAAATGCAAATCTGCCGTCGCTGGTATAGCCGAAAGAATACTTTGCCGCGCCAGCATAGCCCGCCGCTTCGTCGGCGTATGTCTTGGCCTGCTGCATCAACTTGTCCGCAGCGTCCTTGCTCTGGGCGGCCTGCGTGGCCTGCTGGGCGGCGGCGTTCTGTGCTGCCTTGGCAACATCACGGGCGGCAACAGAGGTTGCCGAAGCGTCAGACGCTTCCTTCGCGCTGTCAATGATAGATTCCACAGCTTCAAGAGTAGTGTTCTTGCCTTGCTCGACCTGTTCGGCGGCATTCTTTACTTCGGCGGTGGCATCAGCAGTGACTTTTGCGTTGTTGGCAACCTGTGCGGCCATAGACTGCAAATGCGCCACAAGATCAGCGCCGCCGATGTCCTCAATGGGGGCTTCGGCGTTTTCCTTGGCAATACCCGTGCCCATTTCGCTGTGCCACTCATGCAGGGAAATACCGCTGTCATTAACTTCGATACCGCACACATTGAAATGCAGCTTGCCTTTGCGCGCCATTGCGGCGGGGCTGGGTGTCCAGTCCATTTCAATGCAGCCATCAGATGTAAGCGTGGTGATGTCGATGGGGTCGGAGAACGGCCCGCCGCCGCCATTGTTACCAACGACGCGCCAAACAAAATTTTGGGACAGGTCAAGGCCGCTGGCGGTTACATGGCCGTTGATGCGGATGTGCTTTGTTTCAACGTTTTTGTCACCGGCGACACCAAAGTTCACTTCGGATTCAGGTATCGAAATGGCACGGGTCGTGACATCGACAACAATAAAATTTTCAGTGGTTGTATTGCACATAGTAGCCCCCTTTAGTAGTAAGCAAGAATAAATCGAACGCTTGCTGAACTTGCGCATTGCGCCCAATAACTATTTCCGCTTATTCCTGCACCTTGCAAAATATTATCGCCAGTATAAGGAGAACCGGCATACTGAACGCCTACAAGCGTACCGCCATCAAACGGAAATGAATTTTGGCCCGGATTGCACTGTTTCCACACCTCGGTAGTTTTAATGCTTTTTGCAGTTACACTTCCGTTTCCACTATGCTTTCCAGCGGGCACATTTGCGGAACCACCCGGCGTAAGTGTTGCGCTCCAATCGCCGTTGTCGGCCATCTGGCCCCCCTGCTTGCTTTTGGCATCGGTGCTATAGAATGTTTTTCCCGCCAGAACATCAGCAGCGGTGGCGCTGCCGGACAGGGCAAGCGTGCCCCTCTTTTTGGTTTTGGGGTCGTTGGTGTAAAACTCTTTCCCGCTAAGAACATCGCTTGTGTCGGCGTTGCCGGACAGAATCAGCGTACCGCCAATGCGCAAGCCCTCTTTGCTGGTCATGGTGTACCCGGCCATCAATTCATCCTTGCCAGCCGTGCCGAACTCTGTCATCTTGGCGCGGGCTTCGGGGGCATTTTTAGCATCGTCAGCGTGGTAGTAGCCTTCGGGCAGATCACGGATTGCTATATAGTCCGTTCCGGCTCCCACGCTCCCGCCGTACTGGTTTTGCCCACGGTCAGGCATGGTTCCTTTTTTCAGCGTTTTGTTGCCCGCATAGAACGGAACGCCCGCCAGCACTTGACCGGGCTTGGCGGTGGCCTGTGCCAGCTTTCCAAGGGATAACCCACCGCCGCCGCTAAAATTTAGCTGGGTTCCGTCGTAAGAGAACAACACCCAACGGCCCGCAACGATTGCGTCGCCGTCCACGTCGTCCGCGCCGCAGTAGGCGGGAACGCTCTTGCCGTTTACCGTCCATGTGTCGCCGCTGGCCCACGCCGCAGGAACTTTGAAGCGGCCAAAACCGCCGTGTCCTGTCAGCGCGTAGACCTTGCCGCTTTTGGTACACTTGTAAATTTGTGCAGTTACATCCACACCGCTGCCGTTCGGGTCGTACTGCGCTTTTGTCATAACTGCCGTGCCCGCGTTCAACTGGTTCAGCTCCGAACTGACGGCGGAAATCATTTCATCGACTGCCGCCTGCATGACGGATGTACCAATGCCCGCAAACTTACAGTAGACATACCCGCACAGATCAGCGTCGGCGCGGCGGTCTGTAATCATGGATGCCGTGATGGCGGTAGCGCCTGCGGGAATCCGCACATGATACAGGCACAAATCGTATGCGTCGGCATCACGGGTGCAGGCAGAGGCAGTCGGGTTGATGGCAGGCGTACCGGGTACAACAACGGCGTGGATGTCGCGGGAATTGACATCCCGCCGCAGCATGACCGCGTCAATGCGCGCCAGCGTGCCGTCAGCATAGCCGAACGTGAGGTTCAAGGGGCTGTCGTTCTGGTAGTGGTATCCGTTTACCAGAGCGCGGCCCGCGCCCAGTGCGGCGGTCATAGCGCCTGCCGGGGCAAGCGTCAGATCATCGTTTTGGCACACGCCAGAGTGGAACAGCGCATCGGTGATCGCGGCAATGTGGGCTGTTTTGTACTTCCTGTCGCCGCCGGACGACGGGAAAAAGCCGCTCCATTCTCCCATTTAGATGTCCTCCAAATTCAAAGTTTCGGATTTTGTTTTGCCCGTCACCGGGTAGATCGTGACACTGCCTTTTTCATAGACTTCTTCAACCTCGGTAACACGTTCGTTCATGGTGATGCCAATACTGGAATCGCCTGTTGTAACGATGTCGCCCAAGTCCCAATCCTGCATATAGGCGAAGTTCTCAATGTTCACGGCAGTGCCCGTGAAAGATTTCGTTTTGATGTGGTCGAACAGGCCCCAACCGCATTGTGTTTTCAGCTCGTTCAGATAGGCCGCTTCGGTTTTGTCATCGGGCGTGATGCTGGACGCATCCACAAAGCAGACGCGCTTGCGCCCGCCGTCGGAACGGTCAATACAGGCAACCTTGCCGTCACTGCCGCGCGCATAGGCTACATTGCAGTAGTCGGATTCGTCAAAACTGTATTCCGGGTCGATGAAGTTCTGAAATTCATCGGTGAAATACACAATGTTGTTGTCGGCCTGATCTGCACTTCGGTCTGTGCCCTCGTACACTTGGAAGGTGAACTGCTGGTTTTCGGAAAATAACAGGCGGAAGCCCAGTCCGTAGGCTTTGGCAACGGCGGTCATGGCTTTCAGCGTGTTTTTGAAGTCCAACTGAATCGTGATTTCTGCGCCGCTGGGTAGCGCCGTTTTGTCAACGACCAGTTCGGGCACGGATTCGCGGGCATCTTCGGCCAGTTGGCAAAGGATTTCGGCAGGCGTGCCCGTGAAGGATTTTGTTCCGATGACATAGGCCATCGAAAAATATATTTCAAGCATCCGCGCATTGGCGGTGATCTCGCCGCCTTTGGTTTTGATGCCCATAATGCGGGCGGATTCGGTGCGACCTACCCTGCGCAGGATAACGCCCGCTTGGATAGCGGCAAGGTTTTCTTTGGTAGCGGGCAGATGCAGTTCAACTTCTCCGGCAGTCCAATACTGCCGCCGCCAGCGCAGGGATGTGTAGAAGTCAATGGTTCCGATAAATTCGCCGTTTTCGCGGTAGGCATACAGTTCCATAGGCTACACCCCCCAGAATACCGGTGTGCTGGACATAACAACATCCAAATTGTCAACGCCGTTTTCCGCATCGTAACGGAACACATTGCTGCCGGGTTCGACCTGCAACCATGTTGAACCGAATACCCACATGTTATTTGCGCCTTTTTCCACGCCGTCCGATTTTAGCATGATTCGTTTGTTTTTGAATCCTGTCGTGACGGTCAGGACATCGCCCGCGTGCATCTGACAGCGGATTTTAAATCCCTTTTGACTGCGCACTTCAAACAAGCTGGGGTTCGTCACGGCTCCTGTTGCAATGAATTGCACTGTCAAACCGCGCGCAACATTACTTGCATTCTCAACGGCAACAGCCAAGTTGGCGCGCTTTGTTGTCATTTCAAATTCTTCGGCAGGCAGTTCAAGCACATCATCGGGAAATTCAATCAGGCCATCCCACACCGCCATTTCAACGCGGTCATCCGTCACGGCCTTGAATTTCGGGTCGGGGCACACCAAACTGATCGTAACTTTGCGCTGCTGGCCTGTTGGGTCAACATGGACAAATTCGGGCTTGTAGTCAATTTTGCGCGTGATGCCCTCATCTGTCACATACAGTGTACCGGTCTCACCGCGCGGGAAATAGCTGTATAACTTTTCCCGCATAGCTTGAATGTTATCCTTGACCCAGCAGTAAATTACAATGTTGCGCTTTGCGGCTGTGCTGGACTTGTAATGCTCGCCGTCCTGATCGTTGCCTTTTTCGGTATCAACGTCAAAATCAGAGCTTGTCAGACCGTCCACGTCGTCCAGCCAGAGCGGCCAGCGGTAGCCGATTGTGATTTTCTCGCCGCTGCCGTTATCACAGACAAGCAGGAAGTTTCGCACTGTATCACCCCTTTATTTTGGAAATCAAATCGCGGGTTGCAATGCGGGTCGCCCGCGCCGTCTCTGCGGGGGATACCGGGTCGGGGCTTGTCACATTGATGGTCTGGTTGTAGTTGATGGTTTTCGTGGTGGGAACCGGGGCCGCGCCTGCGCCTGCAAGCTGCGGGCCGTTTACCATGATTGCCATTCCTGCGGTGATGCCGTCAAGGGTCTTTTGCAAGTACGGCATGGCACTGCGCATTGCATCAGCGTAACCGTGGATGAAGTCCACAGGCCACTTTTCGTAATCGCGCAGCGGCCCTTCATCGGGACGGGAAAAATGCAGCAGACTGCGGATGTCATCGGCAAGGCCGCGCACATTGTCCACAACAGCGCTTGCCGCATTGGCGATGCCCTTTGCAAATCCGTTGATGAAATCCTTGCCCCATCCAAGCGCCTTTTCGGGCAGCGCCTTGATGAAGTCCACAGCCTTGTTGATGCAGCCTGTAGCAGCACTGTAGACTGTGCCGGCCATGCCTTTAATTGCATCAGCCATGCGCTGGAACATGGTGCGCCCCAGCGTTGCCAGCGTGGACGGCAGGGCGTGAAAGAAATCAAGAATGCCGTTCCAGATGGTTTGAACGGTGGTGCTGATTGTCTGGCACAGGCTGGAAATCGTGGCAAGGAATCCATTCCACGCGGTGGTGACAGCGTTGCCGATGGCGGTCATGGTGGACGACAAGAACGTCTTGATTGCGTTCCAAATCGCCTGTACGGCGGTGCTGATCGCATTGCACACGGCGCTGATAATCGTCAACAGGCCGTTCCATTCTGCCTGTAAAAAGCTGACAATGGCCGACATGACACCGCTGATAAATGTCTGGATGCCGTTCCAGATGCCGGAAATTGCTTCCGACAGCGCGGACAGGATGTTGGAAATATCACTTTTCAGTGCGTCAAAATCGCCGGTGACTAAATCGCAGATGATAAGGACAACGCCCAGCACAGCGGTCTTGATGGCGTCCCAGATGCTTGTAAAAATCTGCTGGATGCCCTCAAAAGCCGTTGTCACACCGTCGCTGACGATGTCCCACGCATTTTGAAGCGTTGTTGTAATGACGGTGACGACGGTTTCAACAATGGCTTTGATGCCGTCCCAAGCCGTGGTAAAGATTGTCTGTATTGTTGTCAAGGCAGTCTGCACGGCGGTGGTGATTCCCGTCCATGCAGCCTGCAATGTGCTGGCGATGGCAGACACGACGGTGGAAACAACGGTCTGAATCGCATTCCATGCAGTAGAAAACGCCGTTTGCAAAACAGTAAACAAATTCTGCACGGTTGTGATTGCGGTAGAAACAGCGGATTTTATAGCATCCCACAAGCTGATCCAGAAATTGCGGAACGCTTCGGATTTGTTCCAGAGGGTGACGAACCCGGCAACAAGTGCCACAATGCCCGCCACGACCAGCACAAACGGGTGTTTGGCCAGCAGGCCAAACAGCCCCGAAACAGCGCCCTTGACCTTGGCAACGGTGGAAACAATTTCGGGTGCGGCTTTCAGTATGCCGCCGATGCTGGATGTCAGATTGCCGATAAATATCAGCACAGGCCCCAGCGCGGCAATCAGACCGCCCACGGTCAGGATGATTTGTTGTGTGGATTCATCCATACCGCTGAATTTGTCCACGACACCCGTCACGCCTTTGATGATTTGCGTGATGCTTGGCAGCAGCTTGTCCATCAAGTCGATCAGGGCGTTTTTGGCTTCGTTCAGCGCCTTGGCAAATTTCTGGTTGGTGGTGTCGGTGACTTTCTGGAATGCTTCATCTGTTGCCTTGCCGCAATCCTGCATCTGGGCAAGGATTTCGTTGTAATCTGCGCCGCTGTTGCGGGCAAGCACCATTGCGGCAGAACCGGCTTCGACACTGCCGAACATGTCTTTCAGCGTCTTGCCATCCTTGGCGGCGGCATCAGAAAGCATATTCAGAATGTCGGATGTAGAATCGCCCTCGGCTTTCAGATCGGCAAAGCCCTTACCCGTCAGTTCGCGCAGGGTTGTGTCGGTGATGCTGCCGGACTTTGTAAGTTCGTTCAGCATGGATTTTAAGTAAGTGCCGGATTCTGCGGTGGCAATGCCGTTCTTGGTAAGCAGGGCGTAAGCAGACGAAAGTTCGGTCATGTCGTAGTTGGCCGCAGCGGCCACGGGAATGACCTTGCCCATGCTGGACGCAAGTTCGTCAACGGTGGTTTTGCCCAAATTCTGCGTGGTAATCAACATATCGCTGATTTTGGTTGCATCCTCGGCGCTCAACTGATAGCCATTGATGGCCGTCGTCATAACATCAACGGCCTTTGCGGTATCGGTAAAGCCGCCTTTCGCTAGCTTGACTGCCGACGTGGTGAAATCAACTGCGTCGGCAGCGTCCACACTGGCGGAAATGGCGTTGTAAACAGCTTCGGAAAAATCGTTGACGGAAACGCCCGTTTCGTCGCTGGCAGCCATGATGTCCGCCTTGTACGCTTCAAAATCGGTTGTTGATGTGTCCAACAGGGTGCTGACCTTGGCGAAAGCATCTTCAAAGTCTGCGGCCAGCTTCAAGCCGACACCGCCAACACCTGCCACGGCGGCAGAGACAGGGGCAACGGCCTTGCCGACGGCAGATATACCGTCGCCCACTTTCTGCATCTTATCGCCCACAGCGGCCAGTTTTTGGGCGGCAGTGTTCGATTTGTTATAAGCGTCGGTCAAGTTGTCTATGCGCAGTTTGGTTTCTTCGATTTCAGCGCACAACTTGCGGTATTCCGCTTGTTCTGACTCCGTGCCGTTCTGCATCGTTTTACTGCACTGTTCTTTCGCTTGGGTAAGTGCTGCAAGTTTGTCTTTGCTTGCGGCAATTTCCTTTGTCAAAAGTCCCTGCTTTTGGGTAAGTAGAACGGTATTGCTTGGGTCAAGTTTCAGCAGGCGATTCAGCTTGCCAATTTCGGTAGCCGAACTGTTTACCTTTCTGTTCAGTTCATCCAGCGCTGTGTTGAAATTTTTGGTATCGCCGCCAATTTCGACGGTGATGCCCTTAATGTTATAGGCGGGCAAACGTCGCCGCCTCCTTTCCGTGCGGCTCCATTCAGCCCTTAGTGCAGACCATTTACTGCACCGTTAATATTGCCCCTGCAAATAATGTGTGCTATCCTTGTAGGCAGAGGGGGCATTTGCCATGACAAAACAGCAGTATAAAATTTTCACCGCCGTTCGGAAGTACAAGAAACTGGGTAAGGTTTTGGAAGTAACAAAAGTAGGCGACTACATCAAACTGCAAGAAACCGTTGGTGCAGATATGCTTGACTTTTCCGATGTCAAATACGATGATGACACAGATGTGACGCTGTCTACGAAAGCAACGGAAGCATACGAAAAAAGCACGCGAAATTTCTTCTTTAACTTAGCGATGGCTATTGCAACCATTTCTACTGCAATCATTACAATTATTGAAGTAATAACCGAACGAGCAAAATAGTATTGATGACCGCACTGTAAAAATAAATCCAGAATCCGGGAATCTTGCACAATTCCCAAAACATTTTTGCAGCTGCCTTAAAACGCTTCACTCTATTCACCTCACCCAAAGAATTTGTCGATGTCTGCCTGCGTCGCTTTCAGCGGCCACTTGTAGTCATCGTTTTCCCGCTCAATCGCCATGTCGTTTACCATGCCGACGGTCAGCAAATCAAGATCGCGCAGGGCAATTCCCATCTGCACGCAGCGCAGTAAAAACAGCGGCGTTGTCATTTCGCGGGTGCTTACCCTTGTTTTTTTTTCGGCTTTGCCGTCGTCATCGTGTTCAGGTTCCACAGCGTCAGAATTTCCGGCAGGACTTGATAGATACTGAACACCTCGAAGGAATCCAGCCATTCTTCTACGCTGGACGGAACAGCATCTTTGTCAGCGTGCTTTGCCATGATGTAGGCCACATTCTCAAACAGGCCAAGATCGGTAGCTTCAAACTGTTCCTGTTCGGTGGTAGCCTTCTCGTAAGCGTCGGACAGCTTCGACAAGTCCTGCATGATGTCACGCCCAAATTTGATACGGTACAGGCGCGGCACGGCAGCAGTGGCACGCAGGCGGACTTCTTTGCCGTCGATGTTGATGGTTTTTTCCATGTGTATGATCTCCTGTATACAGGGTGTTCCGGTGGAACACTTTAGGTTGCATCAGTGGGCAGGGTAACGCTTGTGTACCAGCCGTTCAGCGTGGCGAGGGCGGCATCGTCTGCCGTGTGGGCCTTGATCGTACCGTCAGCCATCGGGGACACGGTGATGGTGGAAGTCTGGGTGTCGGGGTCGGTGGTTTCGCTCTTGGTGTTGGCGTTGATACCGGGGCGCGTGGCGGAACAGTTGTACAAAACATACTTGCGCCCGGTTGTGTCGCCGTCCACCTCAAACAACAGGGCGAAGCTGGCGGGCTTGACGTTGGCATTCTCGACAATCAGGCCGTTTTTGCTTTTCGTCATGCCCCAGATGTCAAGCATCATCTGTTCGGGGAACATAGCGACTTCAAAATCGCCGGAATAGCCGTTGTTGCTCTGGCAGACGTAGTACACAATACCGTCCGCGTAGAACTTCGTGACTTCACCCTCGGCATCCAGCGACAGCGACACGCTGCCGGGGATGGCAACAGGGGTGTCGAAGGTGATCGTGCCATCTTCGCCAGTCACTTTGTGCTTGGCGTAGTGCGCGTTTTTGAGATTGAAAAGCACTTTGTCTTTAGACATTTTTACACCTCAATTTCATAGATGACATAGAACATCTGTTCTTTGTCAATGTAGGTTTCATCGGACTTGCTGTAAAAGATGCCCGCCGCCGTCAGCGCTTTTTCAAGCGCTGCTTCGGCATCGGGGTCTTTTTCGGCTGTGTACAGTTCAAGGGCATAGAGGGTCTTTTTGGCGTACACAATGCCATCTGCCGCAAAGGGATTGTCGCGTTCAAAATAGAACACGCCAAACGGCAGGTCATGACCGTTTTTCCACGCACGGTATACGAACGGAATACCGCTGCCGTCCAGAACCGTTTTCAATTCTGCCTGCGTCAACCGCAATACCTCCGTTTCAACTTTTTATTGCATATATCGTGCATTTCTGCTATGCTGGTAGTAAATAAATGCGAAAGGGTGTTACTTATGGCAAAGTGTAAACGCTGCGGCAAGTGGGGGCTTTTCTTAAAGCTGAACAGTTTCGGTCAATGCGAAAAGTGTGAAAAGGAGCTTGCAGAAGCGGCACGCCTAGAACGGGAACGCAAGAAAGCAGCCTTTTGGGAAGAACTAAACAATCTTCCGCACGCAGAAATACGCCGTGACGGTGTGAAGCAAAAGGCGCAGCCTGTGTCTTATCTCAAAGAAGCAATGACATATCCCCGCGTTACAGCCAAGAGCAACGCCGCCAAGTTCGCGGATTTTGTTGTTCTGGACACCGAAACAACGGGGCTGTCATGCACTAAAGATGCAGTTCTGGAAGTTGCGGCAATCAAGGTAAAGAGTTTTAAATTCGTTGAGGTATTCCATACAATGATTACCCCCCCCCGCAGAAA